GTGCAGCAGCTGGAACGGTGGCGTATGTGGCGCAACAAGCTTGGCAATTCGGTCGGAGTCCCGATCGACCAGTCGACTTTTGACCACGTTCCGTGGATGGATTTACTAGTGGCTATGATTCGGCTTCTCGCCGAAGCCGCCCGCAAGAAGTCCCCCGAGCCTGAGGTTCACGCCAGGATCACGGAAATCATCATCATGCGGGTTCGTTCCGCTACCGTGAACTGGGACGGCCATACGTGGAGACATCTGCGCGGTCTTCTCTCTGGTTGGGCCTTAACTTCTGCCCTTGGCACGCTACTCAACTACATCGAGTTCATGGGGATCACAATCGTGACGCGCGGTGTCATGCCGTCCATCGACGAACTGTGTCTTCAGGGCGACGACGACCTCATCTTCGCACACTCGTGGAACTCGGCAGTCACGCTGGTCAAAACCTACATGCGCGTGCTGCCCGTCAACCCCGGAAAGTTCTTCGTGTCTACTCAGCGCACGGAGTTCCTCCGCATGGTCATCACAAAAGATCGGGTGACTGGGTACGCTGCCCGTGCCATTCCGTCTCTGCTCTACGCAAACGCGTGGGCGGGCGGGAAGGTCACGGTGCAGTCTACGGTTTCTGCGTGGTCGCGCCTGGTCCAGCGCGGCTGCCCTCTCGGGCGGGTAAGGGAGCACGCGATCCGCGATGTCTGTGGGTTCACACGAGCCCCCAGGCGGCACATCGAGGACCTGTTGGCCACTCCGAAGGCGGTTGGGGGTCTGGGACTCGAGGTCGGGCCTTCTCGCCGGTGGCGGCGGGTCGTCGAGGACAACGTCTCATCTGATGGGCCGTTTGAGACTCGACGGGTCGCACTCACTGACGCAGAGAAGGTCCCGCCACGTGTTCGGCAGATCGCTGCCACCAACATGCGGTCGCACGGGGGGTTGTTTGGGGACATGAGGGTTGCCAGGGCGGCGGCGGACGCCGTCCTCGCGGGGGTACAGGGCACATCCTGGGGCGCTCAGATGGACACACGCATTCGAATCGAAAGTGTGGAGGTGCAGCCGGTTGCACACCTGCTGGACGGAAGATTCGTCAAC